GGGAGTTTTCCCGCCCGCCCCTTCTAGGATCAGTGCAACATTTGTCAAGACTATGGATTTACTCAACTCTATTTAGGAGCGAGAAATGAAAAGCCTTATGTTGCTAATGCGGCAGGTTCTGCAGGAATGCGGAACCAGATGCGGCACCAGTACCGATCTCGACTTTAAAACAGTCGAGAAACGCGTTGAACACGAGGGTTTGTCGTTTTTGACGACAAGCCTGCCTGATTTCTGTTCAGTGTTTGAAAAAGCACTGGACAAAGGTCAGACGTCCTTTGACGAGTGGACCGGTTGGACCACTCGTGGAAATCTCCCTGTATTTCTGGGTGGATTTCTTGACCATGTGTTCGACCGTGAATCGGGTCGCTTGCGTGAGATTCATTTGCTTGATAGCTTTATTGCATCAGGTGATTACAACCTCTCCTTGCAGAGTATAGATGAAATCCGTGAGGATTTCCTCAACTACTTCTGGGAGGAAAATGAGGAGGTAATTATCAATGCGATAGCTGGTATCCGTCAGGTTACCAGGCTATTCAGTAAGCTTGAAATCGAATGCTCTTCTGAGCGTATCGACGAAGCTTACGAAGCGTTTCTCACGTGTGAGAAGGAACTGTCAATCTATGATGCGAATACCGTCGGGTGGATTGATTCACTTGACGATATTATCGACTCACCCTTCTATAAGTTGGGTGAGTCCCGGGCCGGAAGGCTCGGGCGCATAGGTCGTCTCCTGTATGGGGATTTGTACTATGATATGTGCAAAACCCTCTTTGAGGGTTACCCCATACCGAAGCATGGTCCTGGCGCCACCGCTGACAAACTTTTTGGTAACAAGAAGTTTGAACAGGTGGAATGGCCAGAACGGCTTGACCGGTCGTTCCCCGCTGGGGAATACCTGTTGCCAAGCTGGAGGTATAATTGAATACCTTGACCAGGTTCAGTTCCTCGAACCTGAACATGAGAGGCCCGTTAAGGTCACTGATGTTCTAAAGACGCACAAAGCACCACGGCTGATAGCAGAAGAACCTACTTGTATGCAATATACACAGCAGGCTCTTTTTCTTCAGCTTGTGGATAAGCTCCAGAGGGATGATATCCTTGGAGAGCTTATCGGATTCGATGACCAGATCCCTAATCAGGAAATGGCTCGAGAAGGCTCCATTACTGGAGATCTCGCTACACTCGATTTGAGTGAAGCTTCCGATCGCGTTGTGAACCGCCATGTAATTGAGATGATGGAATCGGCTGGCATCTTTCGAGATGCTGTCCAAGACTGTCGCTCAACACGGGCAGACGTACGAGGTGAGGTTATTAACCTTTCCAAGTTCGCGTCTATGGGTTCAGCGCTAACCTTTCCCATTGAGGCCATGTTTTTCTTGGCTCTCATTTGCATTGGGATTGAGGATGCGCTCAAGCGTCCGTTGACTCACTATGACATTAAGTCATTGATTGGGTCTGTACGCGTTTATGGTGATGATATTATCATTCCCGTAAAATATGTGCCTTTTGTTGTCAGCTCACTTGAAAGCTTTAGCTTGAAAGTGAATATGGACAAGTCTTTCTGGACTGGGAAGTTCAGAGAGTCTTGTGGTAAGGAATATTACCGAGGCTTTGACGTTAGCTTAGTCAAAGTTCGGAGTTTTATTCCCTCACAACAAACAGAATTCCGTGAGATTATTTCCACTGTATCCACTAGTAACCAGTTTCATCTGGCTGGTTTGTGGAATACTGCTAAGTGGGTGGGCGACGTTATAGAAGGTTTGATACCCTTCCCAGTCGTCCTAAGCACATCTCCGGTGTTGGGCAAACTGAGCTTTACCGACTCTTATCAAGTCGATAAGCAAAGTAAGAAACTTCATAGTCCTCTCGTAAGAGGGTACGTTGTCGTTTCAAAGACTCGCCGTTGCGAAACGGATGATATCTTTGCCCTCCTTAAGTGGTTCTTGAAGCAAGGTGATGAACCTTTCTTCGATAAGAATCATCTTAAGTTTTCTGGACGCCCCATCGACGTCAGCATCAAAATACGGTGGGCTTCTCCTTTCTGAATTATTGGAATTGAGAAGTGGGGGCTATAGACTTTGTCTATAGTCGTGGACCTTGAGTCCACTGGAGGAGGCCTAGGCTATCCTCTCAGGAGCTTGCTCCTGGGGAGGTACACTTAGCAGTGCAC